GATGACGTTCATAAAACGGTCTTCAATCTTGCCGATTTCTTTACCACCAGCGTACTTACGGAACACGCCGCCCTTAATAGAGATGCGTTTGTTTTGGCGCGCCCCGCCAGCTACGGCAAGGGTATCTTCGTCCAAGCCCTCGATGGGAGCCATAACTGAGCCACTAAACATGGTTGCGAGATCATTACTCATTTGAGTTTCCTTTGTTACTAAATTTACTAATTGGAGGGTTTACGAACAACGATCGTAAATTCCCTCATTACATTCACGCCGGGAGGCAGACCCTCGTCTTTCCTATCAGCGATGAATTCCTTAAAGTTGCCTTGATGGATACGCCCCTCAAACAACTCCGGTGCTTCGTGCAACATCACATATTTACGGAACGAATCACCGTCTGCTATGGTGTATCGTTCGGTCAGCTTACGCATAACTAATCCGTGTTCTGTCCTGATGCTCTTAGCGTTATTCACATTACAGGTGTCCAGCATTTGCGCCTCGAGTGCCTTCATATCATTGAGGAACTCGTTGTTCTTTGCTTTCCATTCTGCTTCAATTTTATCGCGTTCATTTCTAATTGTCAAGTAAATCTTGACTAATTCACCGAGGTTTAAGTCCTCAACTTCTTCAACTTCCGTCATATTCCTAACTCCTGTTTGTACAAATCAACCAAACTTTCGTGCATATCGACCTTGTTCTGAAGCATTGTGTAGATTCTGCGTTCTGCCTCCGACCCTTGCAGGTGGACGACTGTCATGCTGTTCTTTTGCCCCACACGATCAATACGCGCTATGCACTGCAAGTAGGTTTCCACAGACATAACAGGCGACCAAAACACGACTGTGTTAGCGGCTGTCAATGTCACCCCGTGCGATGCGGCTTGCGGTTGAATAACTAAGACTCGTGGATGTTCTTGCGTTTGGAATCTATTGATGATGTCCGAACGCCCCGTTGCTGATACTGCGCCGTTGATTACTTCATTGGATACTCCTTGGTTGGTTAAAAATTTAGATACGAGTTCGATGGTGTGGGTGTAGGGCACGAACACGATGACCTTGTGTTCTGTCTCGTCAATCACTTCCATGAGGGCGTTAAAGCGGGGTGCAGCGTCAAACTCCACTACCTCTTTAGTGTCGGTGTACATAGCCCCGCCAGACAACTGTAGTAGCTTGGTCAGCATTGCTGCTGCGTTGACCGCACTGATCTCTTCCCCCGCTGCACTGATGAGCATCTCTTTCTTCAACAGCTTGTAGTACTTCTCGACCTGCGGGGACAGAGGCACTTCGCGGGTTTGGTACATCAAGTCGGGCAGGTCTAGGCAGTCGTCCTTTGCAAATCGGATGGCAGGTTGTAGCGCGTTGAAAACCGTGGTCTTTGAATCGCTCTTGGGAACCCACTTGAAGCGGGTAATCTGCTGCATCACCTTATCGCGCCATGCCCCAAAGAACTTAGGTACTTCTGATGGGTTGATGAGTTTGGCAAGTCCGAACGCATCCAGCGGAGACTGAGAAGCGGGAGTGCCTGTCATCATCCATAAGCGCGTGTCGGGGTTAATCAGTTTAGCCAAGGTCTTCCAGCGTTTTGTCGATACTGTTTTATATGCGTTAGCCTCGTCAATCACAATAAGGTCAAACCCTACCTTACTAATATCTTCTTGGACTATCCCTACGCCATCAAAATTTATGATGACGAATTCATAGGCTCCGCTAATAATCTTCTTGCGCTTGGCGCTGTCTCCGTAGGCTACCGCTACGGTTCTGTGCATGGCAGTTTTGAAAATGTCGGCCTGCCACGCTGAGTACATGATGGACAGTGGGCACACCACCAGCACCCGCTTAACTAAGCCTTGAGTCATCAAGTAGTCTGCCGCCCATATCACTGATGACGTTTTGCCTGTACCTGCTTCATTGAAACAGAAGGCTCTGTTGCGTAGCGCCAAGTATGAGGCTGTAACTTTTTGATGAGCAAAAGGCGAGTAGAGTCCGGGCCAGCTGTACTCTTTGAGCATTGGGTTAGGAGCATCTCCATAGAGACGCACAAGCCGCTGCATTTCCTCAACGCCCCAGTAAACAACTACCTCTGCGTTTACTCCGTCGTCCTTTAGGACTTCGCATCGGTCAATGTGACCGACCAAGAATTTTAGGTCTGCTGATGGGACCGTCATTCTTACTACTGTGTCGTCTACTACATTCATTAACTATCCTTTACTGTATTTAACAAGACCCCTTACGGGGGTCAATCGGTCAAGCACATGACAAGGAGAAAGTGCCAAACATCGCTTGACTGACATGGTTAAAGGAGTGCAAACCCCCTGCTGCCCACTCATGCCTTACGGCAGTTATTTCTTGCGTTCGCGTTTACTTGTCTCAGATACTAACGCGCCTGATGCACTTCTTTTGAATGACCGATTCTTAGCTGCGCTCTCTATGCGTACTCCGTTTGCGTTGCTACCACCTGTAGATAAAGCCTTGAGGTGTGCAACATCTTTTCCTTCACGTTTATCTGCCTTGCCGTTACCGTTGGCATCTGTTCCGTCTTTGTCAATGGCCCGACGTCCACGTTGGCGTTCCATTCGGTTGGCGAGTTCGCCTCTAGCTTTTTGCTGTTCATATTCTTTTTTGTATGGTCGGGGTTTATTTACGTAGGCCATCGTTTTTCCTTATAGTGATCGCAGGTTTTTACGGGACACCAGCCGCAAAGCGGAGTTCGATTTGGGTTCCATACACCTGTGTCGTATGAAGATTGCATACGTTGAAGGTCAGGTCTAAAGTAGCCCCAGAGTTCCTCAACTTGACTTCGTTTGTATGACTCGTCAACAAAGCTATTTTGCACTATAAACAACAGCCCCGCCTTGATATTCTGCACCTCGGGAAAGTGAGCAAAGGTCATCAGTGCCATCAGTTTTAACTGTTTTGGGTCGGGGTATTTGTTGCTGCCCGTCTTGTAGTCCACGATGTATGCTTCTTCCCCATCCACAATAAGCAGGTCAACTATCCCCCGCACCCAACGCGCTGGCTCAGAAAAACCGCAGGGTGTGCAGTCGGGCATCAGCGCCATCTCGTACTCAGGGTATCGCGTACCGCTTATATCTAGCAGGGAGTCAAGTACTGGCCTGAAGTGGGAGTGGTTCTTAGCTAGGCGTTTGCCCTTGCCAACGTAGTCCTCACAAGCCTTATGCACCTCAGTGCCAAAGGTCATCTGCTGCGTAGTCTTCTTAACGTAGTTCTTTAGAACCTTGACTTCGTGGTACTGCCGAGGGCAGTTCACGTAATCTTTTAGAGCCGAATATGACCAAGTGAAACTCATTGTGTGTCCAGTTTAATTTTACTTATTCTACAGCTTGTTTTGGCGTTTGTGCAACTTTTTTTTCTTCGGGTGGCAATCTAAATTCCCAAAAATCTTCCCTACGACTCCAGCGTTCCCATGAGAAGTGAACATCACGTGTGTGTCTGTTAATGTACTTCCACAAGACTCGCATCAGCAGTCACCGTAACTCTTTCCAACATTGGCTTCACATGCTACGGGTAAACCCTTAGCCCATTCGGGTGGTACAGACATGCGCTCGACAATATAAGCACGAGCCTCAGTTTGCTCCTCTTCCTTGACTATGATGACCGCCGCATCATGGACGGTCAGCTTAACAGGATAGCGTTTGTTTATCTCAATCATCTGCTGCCCAACGACAATCCGCGCCAAGGCTTGCACCACGTTCTCTACCAGCGCACCGCCCCACAGACTTACAGGACCCTTACGAGAGGCATATATGTACTGGCTTTTAGATTCTTCAGTCTCTAGCTTGAGGTCAGGGTATCGTATATACAAACCATTGGGCAACCGTATGCCTTCCTTCGTTACCATCAGGCACTTGTTCTTCCCGTACCAAAATGGCTTGGTCTTGCCCCAGTTCGCTAGGTCTTTGATCGCTTTGTCGCCTTCTTTCCAAAGGTCAATCACCTTATCGTTGCTGTCACGGTATGTATTAACAAACTCTTTAGCTTCGTCCTCAGTAACGATAGCTCCCGGCGGGCTTGTCTTGAGCGTGTGCTGAAGTTTTACCGCGCCAGTACCGTAACCTAGCCCCAAGATGCAGGTCTTGCCTACGAATCGTTCGACTGGGTTTGCTTTACTGATGGGGCGATCATATATTTTGGTTGCAAATACTGAGTAAACATCTTCGCCCTTGCGAAACTGCTCGACAACATCATCCTGTCCTGCCAGCCAGACGAGGATACGCGCTTCAATCTGAGACGAGTCGCAGTTGATGACAACGTAACCATCGGGCGCAACCACCGAGTTCTTGAGAGCCTTTTTCTTTTTATCTCGGCTAGGGAGGTTTTGGAAGTTGACTTTATCCATCCCTGCCCAACGCCCTGTGTGTGCGCCGTAGTATTTGAGAGGTATCGGTAGCCGCCCCTTGTTGCGCTTTCCGATGTCAATGAATCTTTGGACTCGTGACTCTTCGATAGTGGATTTGGTACCCAGTCGAACAGAGCATAGCTGCTGTATGTATGGGTCTTCATGCTCAGTAAGCGCCAAAAAGCCCTCATCGTTCTTAGCCAGTGCATAGGTTTGCTTCCCTGTAGTTTTGCTTGGTTTCATTGGGCATTTGACGCCGTTCTCCTCCAGCACTGCAGCGAACTGCTTGTTACTAGCGAGTTTCTTACGCACTGCTTCCTCGGTGTCGCACTCCATCCGCCCCATCAAGCCACGCAGTACGCCTTGCTTCTCCTGTTGCACTTCCTCTAGTCGGTCGATCAACAGCGCATCGTCAACCTCAAAGACTGGCTCGGTAAACATCCGCAGGGTCATGTCAATCAGGTCAAGTTCGTCCTGTGGGAACTCGCTCGACAATTCTTGGAACAACCTAAAGGTAAGGTCTACGTCATTCTTGCAGTACTCGCCGTACTTCGCCAACTCATCAGGGGCAAAATCTTTTAGGCGTTTGCCTTCAGCGGCAACTACTTCATCGCCCTTCTTACCAAGGTTGTAACGCTCGGCTAACTTGGCAAGCGAACCGCCAGCCTCGACGCCGTGTATTGCCCTAGCCATGCTCAAGGTGTCAAGCAGGTACGCGGGTTTGATACCGAACCGCCAGCTAAGAATACATCCATCGAACAGCGTGTTATGACAGAGCAATGCTGAGACCGGCCAGTCATAGGAGTTAAGGTGGTCAGAGATTTCCTTAGCGGAACCCGAGAACCACGTCTCTGCGCCGTCATTGACCTTTACGCCAACGCCTATGACTTCAAAACGCGAGTCCCGAACGTACTCTTCCGTTGTCTGCGTCTTAAAGCCAAGCCGTTTCTTCCCGTCGTAGTACGACTCAAAATCGAGTGTGATTAGATTCAAAACAATGCACTCCAAATGCCTTTGCCGCCACTGCCTATTAAGCCGCCGCTTGGATAGGGGTTTTGCATGGCGTTCCTCGCCCTGTCACTCATCGCCATTTGTTGTTGCGCGGCATACTCCGCTTTGTTCTGCGGATGTTCGTCTAACCATCCCGTGCTAGGTCTATTGCCTGTAAGCCTACCAGTATTAGTACCCTCTGCCATCCCTAACACTTCGCGTTCACCCGCTAGTGTTGCAAGAACTTCTCCATTGAAGTAATCCATCTTTGCTTTGTCGCGGGCTTCTTTAATAGCCGCCTTGTCTTCGTTAGGTAAACACTCGGTCAATTCCATTATTCTTGCCCATTTGGAAAGCACACCATTCTCAAACTCTTCGGGGTGAGTGTTCATGCGCTCAATCAAAATTTCTGTTCCTATTTGCATTGCCTAATCTCCAAAAATTAAAGAACTGGTATCAAGATAGCGTCCCACGTGGCAATGGAACGCTATCTTGAAGTTTTACTTACCCGACTTTTCAATCTCGCGGTTGAGATACCACTGCGCTTTCTTGAGGTTCTCTAAGCGGTCGCCTTTATGGTCGGCGCGTGACGTATATTTAAGCACGTTTCCACGTAGGTAGCCACGGTACTCTTCTGCTGTCAGCTTGGCTTCAATGAAGTCAATAGTCTCAATCCCACCTACCTTGTAGTGGGCAGGGTTGATGTTGTCGGTAGCGTTTAGTTCTGCCTCTGTCGGGCCGCCAGCTAAGATTGGTTGTCCGCTAGTAGTTACAGATATGGTCTCAAAACTTTCGGGGCGGCTACCCTGCATACGTATTTTGAACTTCCATGTCCCATCACGTTGCTTATTCATACCCAACTTTTTACGTGCGTTTGACAATAGGTTATATGCGTACACCTTAGACACACCAACTTGACTGGCGATTACGTCCGCTGTGATGTTTGGCGATTTAATCAAAGCCTTTTTCACACGTGTTAAGTTACTCTCTTTACTCATTTGCCTTCTCCTTTTTGGTTTGGCGTTTCACTGATACGATTCCAGCACCATGCTGAACTCGTGCGTCTTGCATTAAGTCTGCAAGTTCGTAAGACATGGTTGGAATTGATATGGGGTTCTCACCTCGCATAATCAACCCAATCATGGCAAATCCTGCGTGTAGGTCACGCAAATTACTTTGGTCTTGTTCATCAGTCATTCAAGTCCCCTCAATAGTTCGTTTAGTTCACCGTAGTTATCTTCATTAACCACGAGTGCGTGACCCCCTCGCTTACGAATCCTGTCTATGTGTTCGAGTTGTAGCGCGGTAGGCTTGTTTGTGCCTGACTTAGCCTCCACACCAATGAATACTCCCTTATGGCAGATAACAAAGTCAGGTACACCTGCGCTCCCAAAACCTGTGCCAATAGGCATGGTGAAGTAGACATCGTTTGCTTTAAGAATCTTCTTAATAGCCTCTTTAACTTTTCCCTCGGGCGTCATGGCATTCCTTTCTTTACTTTCTTTTTTGGTCTAGGGCAATCTTCGGGCGGTACGACCGCGCACCACACTGCATGGGGCGGCTCATTGGATACTGGAGTCCACCTATCAATGTATGTATCAGGCATATCCTTCAAGGCATTACGCACAGTGTCAGGTTTCAGTTCGAGTCGCTCAGATATCTCAATAGAGGTAAGTCCATCGTGGTACTGGTGTAGCAACCTACGTATCAGTGGGTGCTTAGATACGCTCATGCGTTCTTCTCTTTAAGTTTGGCTTCGATGGCTCGGGCGAATTTCAGTTCTGAGAAATTATTAAATTCATCCGTTGCAACCACTTCGGCATCGCATATTTCGGCAAACGTCAGCCCTACCCAAGGGCGTTGGTAGACTTGGATGTCATCGTCTTCATCTGCGATGTATCCCGCACTTGTAAGAACAGTTATGGGCTCTTGTGCTGGCTCATCGGGGCAATCTGCACACTTGGTTTTGCAGCCGTTCATCTTCATGCACCAAGGCTCTTGCTGTGCCAAGGCTGCTTTGATGGCGGTAATGGCTATGCTAATTGGGCTGTTAGGCATCGTGAACGATGATATGTATAAACCTTCCAACGCCTCAAGCGCAAGTTTCAATGCTTCTTTCATTCCACCACCTCCTGCTTTGCGGTCAATCCTTCCAAGCGTTTAATCCGTGCCACGTTGTAGGCAACGATGGCGGTGTGGTACTCCATGCTCGACTGGTGGCGTAGCTTGGTGCGCTGCGCTTGTATCAGTTCCTCTGCAATGAGTTCGGCAGGGGTCGGCATGACCCAGTGGTTCGTGAGCCATTGCCATACATTCTTTAAGTGGTTCATGCTTCCCCCGCTTTCATCATTGCGTCTGCTTGTCGGTAAGCCCAAGCCGCATATTCTTCATGACTCATATCAACCTCTGGCACGGAAACAATAGCTTGCATAGCCTTGGCTGCAAAGTAATCACGCAGGGTCATGCCTGTGTTCATGTTAGGGAGTGGAAATGCTGGTGTGTTGTTCATTTGAATATGCTCTTGGTTAAGACTGTCTTAGTGGGTTCGCACTGCACCACACTCGATGGCTGCTTGACAATGATGTATCCTGCAACAAAGCAGACGGTTGCTACCATGCCCACTAAGGTCATTAAATCAATAAAGCCATCCCACAGCCGTTCAAATATGGTAGGAGTTTCTTCTTCAATCATGTCGTCAAGCTGTTCTTTAGAGTATGTCATGTTGTGTCCTTTCGATCATTTCATCCATTGCTAATTTCTTTCTGAGGTAAGTAAGCATTACGTTATCGAACGCATCCTGCCTTGAGGGGTCAATCTTCGTACCTTCTTTACTGAAGAGATTAACTGTGTTCTCAAGGTGTTCAAAGTCCATGTCTTCAATGCGTACCCACATCATTCTTGTTCGCCAAAAGTGTGCGGGGTTAGGGGGTGAACCTCCTTCAAGTTCTTCATCGTCTATCCATCCCCTAACAACAAAATCTTTCTCAAAGCTGAATGCTTGCTTCATCTTCATTTAGCGTCCCACCCTTCAGTGAACTCAAAGTTAGCCTGTCCAAGACTAGGCAGAAATATGTTTCCGATACGCGCCACCCAATCTCATCAAGTTCGGGTGATTGTGTATTAACGTAGACCGTCATCTTCTGTAGTCTGCTCTCAGGCTCTACTAACATAGTCTGATTCCCGCAAGCAAGAATCATTGCGAACTTTGCCTTCAACTCATCAGGCAAAGTTTCTTCGGTGTACATACGATGGAACCCATCAGCCACGTACACTATATAGATGCC